ACCCGCTATACACACGAAACCATCGCCTTGGGTTTCTCAATCACTGAAGAAGCGATTGAAGATAACTTGTACGACAGCTTGTCTGCTCGTTACACCAAGTCATTGGCTCGTGCTATGGCATACACCAAACAGGTCAAGGCTGCTGCCGTCCTGAACAATGGCTTTAGCAATAGCTACCCCGGTGGCGACGGCGTGTCCTTGTTCAACGCAAGCCACCCCTTGATCTCTGGCGGAACCAACAGCAACACCCCCACCACCCAAGTTGATTTGAACGAGACTTCTTTGGAAGCCGCCGTTATTCAAATCGCCGCTTGGACTGATGAGCGTGGCTTGTTGATCGCCGCTAAGCCCAAGAAAATGATTGTGCCTCCAGCACTCATGTTCGTTGCCAAGCGTTTGCTTGACACTGAACTGCGTGTTTCCACTGCTGATAACGACATCAACGCTATCAAACAGATGGGCGCAATCCCCGAAGGTTACGCTGTCAATCACTTCTTGACAGACACCAACGCTTGGTTCCTGACAACTGACGTGCCTAACGGTCTGAAGCACTTCGTTCGTACCCCGCTGTCTAACAGCATGGACGGCGACTTCGACACCGGCAACGTCCGTTATAAAGCTCGCGAGCGTTACAGCTTCGGTTGGTCTGACCCATTGGGTATGTGGGGTTCTTCAGGTTCGTCCTGATAAACCGAGAAAGGGGCCTTGTGCCCCTTTTTCTTTTGGTGTATATTGAACACATTCCGGGGTTATCCGGTGTTCTGACAGTCCCGGCTGACGACATGCAGACAGAACACCCTCACTTGCATGTAAGGAACAATCATGGCAAATACCACGTTCTCCGGCCCAGTCATATCACAAAATGGCTTCATCTCCGGAACAGCTTCCAGTCCTATCGTTGAGACTGCCGCTGGCAATATATCCGAGTCATACGCTACAACTTCTGCCGCTACTGGCGATACACGGTTGTCTTATGGCCGCTTGGAATTTACTTCTACCGGCTCTGGCGAAACCATTCGCGCACTGACGCGAGTCACAGGTGCTGGCGCAGCTACTGGCGGTACTGTCAACGGCGCTCACGTTAGCTTGAGCATCAACGGTTCTGGCACTATTTCTGGTGCGGGTAACGCTCTTCGCGCCACTCTGGGTGGTTCTTCTACCAACCCCGGCGGCACAATTGCAGCTATCCAAGCTGATTCTGACTTTGCTTCTGGCGGCACTTGGACAAATGCTTCGTTCATCCGCTTCACAAACAGCGGCACAGGCACTGTTGCAAACTTGTTCAACATCCCCGCAGCTTTGTTTGTAACAAGCACTGCCACTATTGCCAAGACTTTGAGAGTCGTGGCATCAGACGGTACGCCTTATTACATCATGTGCTCTAGCGCGGCTTAATATGCAGATCACCAAGGAATTCTTGGAGTCTGAGATTCGTAGCCTAGAGACTGAGGCAAATAAGGCAAACGCCTTTTTAATTCAGGCTCAGGCCACGATCCAAGCGTACAAGATGCTCATAAACAGGCTAGAAGCACCAGAACCGGAGCAACAAAATGACGATGCAATATGATGTTAAGTCGCAACATGCGGCTACTTCTGGCCTGATGGTTCCGTACCGAACTCGTTTGAAGGGGGCTGTAATATTTCCTTTCAGCGGTGCTACGGGTTATTCAGCTTTTGTTGAGAATACCTCGATAGCCGGTACATACACACGCGCCACAACCACCGCAACTGTGACCGCAACAGACCACGGTTTGTCTACAGGCCAATGGGTGTACTTGGACTGGGATTTGACGGATAACCCATACCAAGTGACCGTGACAAACTCCAACGTCTTCACGGTAACTGTAGCAAACAGCGGCGCAGCAAGCGGTAACGTGACTGTGTACAACAAGATGTTGCTTCAGGCTGACGCCTCAAACGCTACGGCGTTTACGATGGTGATTCCCGGGGAAGGTATTTTGGCGAATCAAGGCATTCGCGTGTTTTTGGCGGCGGATATTCATTGCACAATTTTCTATGGCTAAGTCACCAGCATGGCAACGCAAAGAAGGGAAGTCCGAGAAGGGCGGTTTGAACGCCAAAGGTCGGGCTTCCTACAACGCAGCAAATCCCGGGAAGCCGGGGTTGAAGCGTCCTCAACCCGAGGGCGGCAGCAGGCGAGACTCTTTTTGCGCCCGTATGAAGGGGATGAAAGCGAAACTTACGAGCGCCGAGACCGCACGCGATCCGGATTCGAGGATTAACAAGTCCTTGAGAGCTTGGAACTGCGCTGATGGTGGATACGTAACACAGGCTGACGGCTGCGCCACCCAAGGCAAAACGAGGGGTAGGTTTGTATGAACCAACAAGATCAAGAAACTGTTAAGCACATGATTGACGGTGCTTCTATCCTCACCGTCATAGGAACTCTTGTGGAATTCTTACCTGCCGTATCTGCGGTTCTCAGTATTATTTGGGTCGCTATTCGTATCTACGAAACTGACACTGTGCAGAAACTTGTTAACCGCAAGAAAGACGAAGATGCCAGCAACGAGTGAAAAACAAAAGAAATTCATGGATGCTGTGGCCCATAACCCAGCATTTGCAAAGAAAGTTAAAGTACCTAAAGCCGTAGGCAAGGACTTCAGCGAAGCAAGTAAGGGTATGAAATTCGGGAAGGACAGATCGGTTTCAACCCGGGCTGACCGTCAAGTGGTAAACAGGCCAAAAACCAATCAAGGTAAGGCTGAACTTTTTAAAAAGGGTGGCGAGATGAAAGAATCTAAAGCAATGGTCAAAAAAGAAGTGTCCTTCATGAAATCCAAAGGCGCACCCAAGTCTATGGTTAAACACGAAATGAAGGAAGCTGGCATGAAGAAAATGGCTGGCGGCGGTGCTATCACTAAGGCCAAGATGGGCGCAGTTCCTTCCGGCGGCAACAAAGGTAAAGGCGAGCACGCTATTCAAAAGAGCGGTATCTCCAAAGGTACTACGGTCAAAATGTCTGGCTCTAAACCTCTGGGCATGAAAAACGGCGGCATGTCAAAAGGCAAGTGCTGATTTAAGGAGCCGATCATGGCAAAGAAAAATTTAGGCAGGTTAGCGGGTCTTGCTGCTCTTGCGGGCGCAGCGTACATGGCGTCCAAAGGCAAGGACAAAGATGACGCGGGCGACCAAAAGACCAGTTCTTACACCGGCGACACTAAAAAAGTCGAAGATAAGGAAGAGCCACGTCGTCAAATTACTGACTACATGAAAAAGTCTGACGGCGACAGTAAACCAATTACTGAGGCCGACGTTGTCATGCCTGAGAAGGCAGCGCCTGCGGCCCCTAAAAAACCCACGCCTCCTCGCGCTCCTACTACCGACAAGACCGCCCCCCGTGGCGATTCTTCTCGCGTTAATTTGGAAGCCGGTATGAGCCGTGGCACACGTTCTGTACCCAATAACAACTACAGTAACGAAGGTCGTTCTTCCGCAAAGCCACCAAGCACGATGTCTTCTTCCGCAGAAGGTATGAAAAACTACAAGCCGCGCCGTGCGCCAGCAGCAGCCCCGTTTAAGGGTGGCCAACCCGGATACGACGAAGCTGGCAATTTCTTGGGTGGCCGTCGTGGTTACGACGAAGCTGGCAACCCCATGAAAAAGGGTGGCAAAGTCAAGAAGATGGCTTCTGGCGGCATGACCGCATCAAGTCGCGCAGATGGCATTGCCTCTCGCGGCAAAACCAAATGCAAGATGTATTGAGGTTAATCATGACTGAAGACGACAAAAAAGCTGCGAAGTACCGCAAAGAAGCCAAAATTGGCGGTACTGATGCGCCTGCCCCTCCTGAAATCCTGCAAGAGATTGCAGACAAGAAAGCTGCTGCCAAAGCTGCTGAAGCGCCCACCACCAAAAAGGATATGGGCAAGAAGTTTGCCGCAGGTGGTTCCGCTTCTAGTCGCGCAGATGGTATTGCCCAGCGCGGCAAAACTCGCGGGACGATCATCCGATGATGGCGAGTCGTGGCATGGGCGCAATCCGAGCATCTAAGATGCCCGGTAGGAAAGTCGTTCGTCGCACCGATAAACCACAGGATGTAGATATGTATGCAGAAGGTGGCAAAGTAAACGCCGCCGGAAACTACACCAAGCCCGGCCTGCGCAAGCGGATCGTGTCTCAGGTCAAGGCGGCGGCGACTCACGGTACTGGAGCTGGCCAGTGGTCAGCCCGTAAAGCACAACTTGTTGCCAAAAAGTACAAGGCAGCAGGCGGGGGTTACCGAGATTGAAAGCGCCGCAGACTTCCCTTAAAAATTGGGGCGACCAAAAATGGAGAACCAAAAGTGGTAAAAAATCTTCTGAAACAGGTGAGCGATACCTTCCTGAAGCTGCGATCAAAGCTCTCAGTTCTTCTGAGTACGCTGCGACAACGCGTGCAAAAAGAGCAGGTAAAAAAGCCGGAAAACAATTCGTGAAACAACCGCCCAAAGTGGCGAAGAAAACGGCAGGATTTAGATAATGGCAACCACCTCTGGACAAACCGGTTTCAATCTAGACCTCACCGACTTGGTGGAGGAAGCGTTTGAACGCGCCGGGGGTGAGTTACGTACTGGGTATGACTTACGTACTGCTCGTCGCAGTTTGAACATCATGTTCGCTGACTGGGCAAATCGTGGTATCAACCTCTGGACAATTGAGACAGGTACGATTGACTTCGTGCAGGGGCAAAACACTTACGCCCTGCCTGATGACACCATCGACTTACTTGAGCACGTCATTCGTACCGGTGGCAACATAGCTTCGACTCAATCCGACCTGACTATTACTCGGATTAGTGTTTCTACCTATGCCACAATCCCCAACAAAATTACCCAAGCCAGACCTATTCAGGTTTGGATTCAACGATATAACGGGCAAACTTCACCCACAGGGTTAACCCTAAACGGGGCTATCACAGCCACTTCCACCCAAATAACTTTAAATTCTGCTGTTGGTTTACCCGCCGCTGGGTTCATCAAGATTGATAACGAGATTATCAATTATGGGTATATCGACGGAAATGTGCTTTATAACTGTTTCCGTGGGCAGCAAAACACAACTGCCGTAAGTCATACAAGCACAACCGCCGTGTACTGGCAGCAAGTCCCCGCAATTACTGTTTGGCCAACTCCAGACAACGCACAGCAATACCAATTTGTGTATTGGCGTCTACGCCGCACTCAAGACGCAGGTGGCGGTGTCAACATCATGGATGTGCCTTTCAGATTCCTGCCTTGTATGGCGGCTGGATTGGCGTATTACGTAGCTGGGAAAATCCCCCAAGGCGCTGAGCGCCTACAGTTTCTGAAGGCTCAGTATGACGAGGCTTGGGAGCTGGCTGCGTATGAAGATCACGAGAAAGCCGCTTTGCGCCTTGTTCCCCGTCAAACCTACATCGGGAGGTAAAGATGGGTAATAGGTTTGCCAGCGGTAAGAACGCAATTGCCCAATGCGACCGCTGCGACCAGCGGTTCATGCTCAAGGTATTGAAGACGGAAATCATCAAAACCAAGAACTACAACCTACTGGTGTGCCCAGAGTGTTGGGACCCAGACCAGCCACAGTTGCAGTTGGGTATGTTCCCAGTGGACGACCCGCAGGCTTTGAGGAATCCACGCCCCGACCGCAGCTATGTGTTCTCCGGCACGAATGGATTGCAGCTTGTTCCAACAGGGACTGGCCCAGACGGGGCGGGAACAGTAGAAGCGGGTAGCCGCATCTTTCAGTGGGGATGGAATCCTGTTGGTGGATCTTCGTTTTTTGATGCTGCTCTAACGCCAAATAACTTGGTATTAGCAGTAGAACTTGGTACAGTAACGGTTACAACGACATAAGGAGTCGATGATGGATGCAAAGAAAGCAGTTCGCAAGCATGAGCAAAACATGCACCCCGGCAAAACGCCAACCAAGCTGCGTGCTGGTGGCAAGACTAACAGCGACATGCTGAAGATGGGCCGTGGTTTGGCTAAAGTTGCCAACCAAATGAACCCCGGTCGTCGTTCTGGTCGTGGAGGCTGATATGGCTGAGTACAAAAAACCCAAGGTGTATCCTTCTGTGACTGTGGGCGAAGAGCCAGCAAAGACAACTATGCGCAAAGCAAACGTGTCTGTTGCAAACACACGTAGCCAAGACTACCCTCCTACCAAAACCACTGGTATCAAAATCCGTGGTACTGGCGCGGCTACCAAAGGTTTGATGGCCAGAGGCCCGATGGCATGACCTACAACGAGTTGATTGCTGCTATTCAGTCGTACACCGAGAATACGTTCCCGGAAACGTACCTTGCCAGTGGAGCAACTGTGTCTTCAACGACGCAGTTGAACACCTTCATTGAGCAGGCTGAGCAGCGCATTTTCAACACGGTGCAGTTCCCATCGTTGCGTAAAAACGTAACGGGCATCACATCAATCGGAAATAAGTACTTGTCATGTCCGGCGGATTTTTTGGCGTCTTATTCATTGGCTGTTGAAACCGCCGATGGACAAGAGTTCTTGTTGAACAAAGATGTGAACTTCATCCGTCAGGCATATCCCAAAGCCACTGACACTGCCACGCCTAAGTACTACGCCCTGTTCGGGCCAACAACTACCAATGACCCCAGCCCTGTCATCACAAATGAGCTGAGCTTTATTCTTGGCCCAACACCTGATGCGGCATATAACGTTGAGCTGCACTATTACTATTACCCCGAGTCAATCACCACTGCGGCTTCTGGCCAAACTTGGCTGGGCGACAACTTTGACACCGTATTGTTGTACGGTTCATTGGTTGAGGCTTACACTTTCATGAAGGGTGAGCAAGACGTGATTGCGCTGTATGACGCCAAGTACAAAGAAGCACTGGCAATGGCTCAGCGTCTGGGTGATGGTCTGGAGCGCAGCGACGCATACCGAAGCGGTCAGTTCAGAGTTCCTCCTCTGGCTCAGAATAACGGAGTGCGTTGATGGCTTTCCAAGGCAACTTCTCATGCAACACGTTGCGTACGGCCTTGATGGACGGCACGATGAACTTCTCGTCCGACGTGTTTAAACTGGCCTTGTACACAAATGCTGCAACACTGGATGAAACGACCACGGGCTACACAGCCACAGGCGAGGCTTCTGGTGGCAACTATGTGGCTACCGGGCAAGTAATTGCCGCCACTGTCTCCACAGCCACGACATCGGCGGGGAGTGTTGTTTACGTCACGTTTGCAGCGCCAGCATGGACTGGGTCGATTACTGCTCGCGGGGCATTGATATACAACAACACTACTGGGGCCGCAGTTTGTGTGCTTGATTTTGGCAACGACAAAACCTCAACTTCAACTTTCACCGTGGCGATGCCTGCTAACACCAGCACATCAGCACTCATTCGGCTTGTATAAGGAGCAACCATGTTCAACGAAAAAGTAGCATCAACAGACAATGTCAGCGCGGGCTTAGTTGCTCGTACCGGTTTTTCAGAAGGCACCCGCGCAGGCGGCGTGTTTCATGTCGAGTGTTTTGACAAAGACGGCAACTTGAAATGGAAAACTTCCGAACACAACTTGGTTGTGAACGAAGGATTGCAGAGCATGAACACCCAGTATTTCAAGGGTTCAACCTACACCGCCGCTTTCTTCCTTGGTTTAATTACCGGCCCCGGTTCTGGTACAACCTTTGCCGCAGCCGACACTCTGGCTTCTAAAGCATGGACTGAGTACACCGACTACTCTGGCTCACGCAAGGCCGTGACTTTTGGTACGGCTACAACCGCAGACCCTTCAGTCATCAGCAACTCTGCTTCGCCTTCTTCCTTCACCATTTCAGGTGCTGGTGGAACAGTGGCCGGTGCATTTTTGTGTACCGTGTCCAGCGGCACATCTGGCGTATTGTTTTCGGAAGCCGACTTCCAGTCTCCCGGCGACCGCACCGTTGTGTCTGGCGACACTTTGAACGTGACCTACACATTCAGCCTCGACGCTGCTTAAAGCGTGTTTGCTGATGCACCGTTTGCTTCCGCCCCCTTCGCCTCTCAGGGGAAGGCTGGGCGAAGTTTTGACTCTGATATAGAAGAGTCTGCGGCGGCATCAGAATTTACGTCAGCCGTAGCAAACTTTACTCCGTTGGTACTAGAGACCGGAACGGGGTCGGATTCTGTTTCTGTGGCGGCATCTGTATTCAATGTAACAGTACCTGAGTCGGCAACAATCTCTGACCCAGTCACTGCGTTGGTGGTTTACGCTACAGCTATAGCTGAAGCTGCGACAGGTTCCGATACCGACGTTGCACTAGGCACATTTGAAACCGCTGTAATTGAAGCTTCTACAGTTTCTGAAATTGTGTTTGCGGTGGTCGTTTTTGCAACAGATATTGCGGAGTTGGTGGCTGGGGGCGACAGCATTGTTGGTGGACAGGTTTATAACTCAATCATTTCCGAGCTTGTAAACGCATTGGATACACCTTCTGCAAACGCAGACTTTTTAGCGGCAGTTGCAGAACTTATTTCTGGGTTGGATACCCCTAGCGCAGCCGCCGGGTTTGGTGTTGCAGTTTCTGAAACTGCGGCTGGTTCTGATAGTGCTTTGGTGGCTCCGTCCACCTTCAATGCACAGGCAAATGAAACCGCCAGAGCGCTTGATTCTGTCTTGGCAGCGGCAACCTTTATTGCTACCATTAGCGATGGCGCGGTAGGTGTGGATCAGGTTGTTGCAAGGTTGCTTTGGGAAATAATCAATGATGCGCAGACTGCAAACTGGGCAAGCATCAACGATGCACAAACCCCGGGCTGGTCAGAAATCAACAACTCACAATCTACCACTTGGCAGAATGTGAAAACCCAATCGTAAGAGGCACATATGGCACTCGTAGTCAAAGATAGAGTTCAAGAAACGACCACCACCGTTGGTACAGGAACAGTGACTCTTGGCGGCGCGGTTCTGGGCTTTCAGACGTTTGCAATTATTGGTAACGGTAACACTACGTATTACGCAATTGTTGACCCGACTACAGGCGAGTGGGAAGTGGGCATTGGCACATACACAGCTTCGGGCACAACGTTAAGCCGTACCACTGTTTTTGAGTCCAGCAATTCTGGTAGTCTGGTGAATTTTGCCGCCGGGACAAAAAATGTATTTTGTACATATCCAGCGGAAAGGGCGGTGTATTTAGACGCAGCAGGGTCTGCTGTGACTTTGTTAGACATTGGCACACTGGGTGCGAGCACTGCAAACATTACAACGGCAAATATCACGTCCGGTACAATTACCACAACCCCGGTTAACAACACTGACATCGTTAACAAGGAATATGCGGACGCTATTGCATCTGGCATTCATTTCCACGAAGCGGTGTCCTTGGCAACCACCACAGCGTTGCCAGCAAACACATACAACAACGGCACATCTGGGGTCGGTGCAACGCTTACAGGAAACGCTAATGGCGCTCTGTCGGTGGACTCAACGCTTACGGTTGTTACAGAACGCATACTTGTAAAAAATGAAGCAACGGGCGCAAACAACGGTGTGTATGTTGTTACTCAAGTTGGCTCTGCTGGAACGCCCTACATACTGACCCGCGCTACGGATTTTGATACCGCTGGCACTGGGGTTGACCAGATTGACGAGGGTGACTTTTTCTTGGTTACCAACGGCGTTGTTAACCTCAATACCGCTTGGGTGCAACAGACCGCCCCACCCATTACAGTTGGCACAACGGCGATTGTTTTCCAGCAGTTTTCTGCCCCTATCACCTATACCGCAGGGACAGGACTGAGTGAGTCCCCAACCTACACATTCAATATTGCCAACACTGGTACGGCGGGTACGTATGGCTCAGCATCGTCAGTCCCAGTCTTTGTTACCAACGCGCAAGGCCAAGTTACATCGGTCACAAATACAGGTATTGCTATTTCTTCAGGCGCAGTCTCAGGCTTGGCAGCTTCAGCAACAACGGACACAACCAATGCAGACAACATTACATCGGGTACGCTTGGCACTTCACGTTTGTCGGGAAGCTATACGGGAGTTACTGGGGTCGGTACTCTTACTGCTGGCACTTGGAACGCTACTGCTATTAACGCCGTTTATGGTGGTACGGGTATTACTTCGTATTCTGTGGGAGACATTGTTTACGCCGACACGACCACGTCGCTCGCAAAACTCGCGGATGTAGCTGTTGGCAATGCGCTGATCTCTGGCGGCGTGGCTGCGGCTCCAAGCTGGGGCAAGATTGGTTTGGCAACGCATGTCAGCGGAACACTGCCAATCGCCAACGGCGGAACAAACAGCACAGCTACTCCAACAAACGGCGGGGTTGTTTACGGCACAGGTACAGCACAAGCGTATTCAACAGCAGGCACATCTGGACAAGTTTTAACTTCGGCTGGCGCTGCTGCGCCAACGTGGACAACAGCAACCAACGCAAATACAGCGTCTGCAATCGTTCAGCGAGATGGCTCTGGCAACTTCAGTGCTGGAACAATTACTGCGGCATTAAGCGGGAATGCGTCTACTTCGTCTACTGCAACAAGCGCAAACGGTTTAAGCGGCATAAATTCAAACATCAGCTCCGCAGTTCAAACAGGAACAATCAGTTCCATGCTTGCTCAGGATACAAACGCAAGTTTGTACAGATATACGGCGGGGGCAGTTGCCGCGTTTATTACAGGCCAAGCAATAAACACCACTGGCAATGCGGCTACTGCAACCGTTTTACAAACCGCAAGAACAATAGGCGGCGTATCTTTTAACGGCTCTGCAAACATTAACTTGCCCGGTGTAAATGCGGCGGGCAATCAAAACACCACGGGTTCATCAGGTTCATGCACAGGTAATGCGGCAACTGCAACCGCATTGTCCAGCGGGCAATCAAATTGGAGTGGTACGGGCGTTCTTGGTAACGTGGTTGGTTTGATGGCGTGGAAGAACTACGGCAACAGCCACGTAATTTTTGATGCTTCCAATAGCACATCTCCAAGCGGCGGGGCAGTAAACAACACCAATTCAAGTGTTGCTTGGAGTGCGACATACCCTACATTGATGGGTTGGAATGGGTCAAGTACTTATGGTGTTCGTGTTGATTCAGCAAGAATTTCCAATCTTTCAGATAGAGCGCCAACATACTTTTACATTGACCAAAACTATGGCTATAGCGTAGTTGGACTTTATACCAGCACAATTTTCCAAGGCGTGTTTGCTATGGGAGATGCGTATAAAACTACTGCTGGCGGCGGCATAAGTAACTTGTATGGAATGACTTGGTCTTATCCATCTGCTGGCGGTATTGCTGGAAATTTGTCTTCCCACGGAATGATTGTGGCAATCAATGGTGGTTTTGGTTCGTGTATGTCATACAACGTGACAGCATCTGCCAACGTCACTGCATATTCTGATGAGCGGCTTAAAAAGAATTGGGAGCCGCTGTGTGACAACTTTGTTGAAAAGTTGGCTGGCGTTAAAGTTGGGACATACGAGCGTATAGACCAGCCAATCGTTCAAGTTGGTGTCTCAGCCCAATCACTGGAAAAAGTTCTGCCTGAAGCTGTGACAACAGGCTCGGATGACATGCAAACAAAACACGTTGCTTATGGCAACGCAGCTTTGGCGTCCGCTGTTATGCTTGCGCAGGAAATCGTAGAGCTTAAGAAAATGATGAAACAAATGCAAGAAGAAATTGCAGAATTAAAAAGAGGTGCGTAATGGCTTTAATCCGCGATTTTGAAATTTTGGGAACAGGGCTTGTTGTGCCAAACGCCTACCATGTTATTGTTCAACTTGATGTTGAAAAACGTATGGCCGACAGAGGTTCTACACAGCCGACTGGAAGAATGTATCAAGGTGAGCCAGACTTGGATGTTGAATGGACTGCTGGCTACTATGGCCGCATGGCAATTTGTGTTTGGAAAGACGCTGAGTCACGAGCCGCCAATAGAAACATGCTTGGCGTCATCAACGCAGAATACAACGTACCTGCGGTGTTTAAACTTGATCCGGCATCAGCAGATAGTTATTTGACCCAAGCATACACATTCTTGAAATCTGTGGGATATTACGCAAACGCAACCGAAGCATAAGGATAAATCATGAGCAGTACATACTCAGACAGTCTCCGTGTTGAGCTGGTTGGCCCGGGTGACCAAGCAGGCGCATGGGGTACGACAACAAACAACAACTTTGCTTTCATCTTTGACAAAGCAATTGCCGGGTATCTATCGGTTGACATTACCGTCGCCCCTTATACGTTGACAGAAGTCAACGGCCCAACATCTTCGTCCGCGCTCAACCAGTCGATCTACGCTTCGCTTCGGTTCTACAACGCCGTTGCTGCATCAACCGTTTATGCCCCAGCGGTTTCCAAGACGTACGTTATCTGGAACGACTCCAGCTACGCAGTTACCCTGTACAACACAGGCTACTCAACCGGGC